TAGACCTGATCCATTATTGGTAAGACCACTACCAGAGGCAGCCGCGACAATGTTTGTCGTAGATGCACTACTGGTTCCAATCCAAGTTGGAAAGCAAGCGGTTTCTCTAGCAGTACCAGAAGAACCAGCAACCTTTGCCGTACCCTGAAGCAACATATACTCCATGTCGCGTTTTAATTCCTTGGCACGTTTTGCTAGTTGGTAGGCTTGAGTAGATTTACGACCAGCAAAATCAACGGCTTCAGCAGTTCCTGAACTCTGGACTTGCGTTGCCGAAATCTGGGTGTAATTACTCAAACGTCTTGGCTCTGAAACAGCAGTAGAAGTATAATCATTGCCTTCAATCTGCATATTAGCTGCGGCCTGTTGTAGAACATCAGTTTGCCACTCAAACTGAGTGTTATCAGCAGAACCACGACCACAACCGTTTAGAAACGGCGTGTCCATAGGGCTGATATTGTATATAATATTACTTAGGTCTTCCCTGATACCAATGGCACCATAGGTTTCCCTAGTATTTGACGGAACTGCCATAGCATTTCCCTCCTAAGTTAAATGTCTATAAAATCCTCTAGAAGTGCAGAAGCATCATCAATATGCCCTGTACCCCTGAGACGTTTCATTTGTGCAACACGTTTAGACTTAGATTCTGAACTTTTGCTTTTTCCCTTACCCGAACGTACTAACTTTGGCTTATTTTTAAGTTTTTTGGACTTAACGTCTGCATTTTGTAAACTGTCGTACTTTTGGGCTTTTAAGAGAACGAGAAGAGAACGATGATCTACAAGAGAATTAATTTCCTCGCTTGTATATCCTTGAGAAAGAGCATACTCCTTTATATCAGTAGCAATTTTCTTTTGCTTTTCCGGCTCTTTCCATTCTGGCAAAACAGTAGCCATCTTTTGATGCTCCTGTTGGAGAGCCGTTCTAGCTTGCTGCTGATAAGCAGTATATTGCTTCTGGTATACTTCTTCCTGCTCGGCTTGATACTGAGATATATTATCTTGCGCTTCTCTAAACTCTTCCTTTTTTGTAATAAATGCTATCGGGTCTTCGGCTTTTAGTTGTTCCCAGTTTATACTGGCATACTGTTCCAGGCCCGGAGATGCACCATCTACAATCTGCTGTAAAGAATCTATATATTGTTGTCTTTCTGCCTGAATCTGATGGTATTCTTGGGCCATGTGTTGTTTAGCCGTATCATATGCCTTTCGCTGTTCTGACAGATCTTGTGTCTTTTTGGTATAATCCGACTGGCGTGAATAACCCTTCAAAAGCTCGTCAAAGGTAACCTCTTGCTCTATTCCGTTTATTGTAACGCCATAAAGCTCGGGATCTTCTGAAGCTTCTTCGTCGGACTCTTCGGCTTCCCCTTCTTCATCTTCTTCAGACTCATCAAGTTCTTCCTCAGATTCCTCTTCCAATGATTCGTCTTGAGTTTCCTCGGTAGACTCTTCTTCTTCGGTAGGTTCGGCCTCCTCATCTTTTGGTTTTTCCTTTTCAGGTTCCGCCAGACTAAGTAACGCCTCTTGCGCTTCTGTTATACTTCCTCCCAACGCGGGGATTGGCTGTAAGCCACTAGGTTGCGGGGCTTGTTGCGTGTCCGCCATAATTTAACTCCTCTTAAATGAATGGGTGTTGCTTGTCAAGGATGTCAGCCATGCGTCCAGTTTCAACTATGGATGTTATATGATTGTGAACCCTATCAAGCAGTCTCATTGCAAGCCAGATTGATTCTCTGGCCTCAACTTCTGGTGAACCGCTGGAATCCCAACGATTCAATAAATCTTTCTTCAGTACATCAAATGCTTCATTAAAAATTGGATTATTTAGTAGATCTTTTGCGTGTATTACTCTTGACTCATTATCCAATAGCAACTGGCCTCCCTTGTTCTGCTTCTAATTGAATTTCTGCTGCCTTTAAAGCGGTATCAGCTTGAAGCTTTGCCGCATCCAACTGGACCTTCTGCTGTTTTATTTGTGTTTCGGCGGCTCTAACATCTAACTCACCCTTCTTGATTTGTAGTTCTGTTTGAGCTATCTCTTCTTGTGGGTTAGGTTGTGGTGGTATTGTTGACGGATCAGTTAAATAATCATTAACATTCTGAAAACCCATAGCCCTAATCAGAGCGGCCCCAAGGTTATACATATTTTGCTCACTAACAATCTTTAGTCCACCCTGCATAGCCTGTCCAGCAAACTGTAACATTTGAGTAATGTGCATCATTTGCTGATCTTTGCTTCCATTCCCCAAGGCTACAGATACAGTACAGTCATATTTATCCTTCCAAGCATCAGGACGGACAGGAATCCATTGATTCCTTAACATAACCACTCTTTTCTTATCTTGATTTTTTAACAACAATTCATAGATTGTTATCATTAAATCCTTAACACCGGTTTCAGCAAAGTTTCTAGCAACGAGTTCTACGCGACTCTGAGCGGCTGTCATAACGGCATTGACAGCAGTAGCCGTGGTATGAGATGTTAAAGCATTCTCATTCATTCCTTGTGAATACTTTGTAACCCCCGCTCTAGATTCTCTGATGCCATCTATATATTGAAGCATCTCAAAAGAATAAGGTTCTAGAGCTGGTGTATCTAATCTAGTAACTGCACCGGGGGCTTTTACCCTGACTATACCGCCCGGTCTTTGTGTGAGAAGATCATCTAGGTTGGCCTGTCCCTCTATCACGGCATACCTACCAAAATTCTGGTTGTACATGTTATCCATGAGATTTCTCATTAATGTACTCTTCATCAACTGAAGATCCATAACTAAATCAGCGATAGATAATCCAAAAAACTTATGCGGTATTTTAATAGGAGTTAATGATACAAACGGAACTCTATCTATTTCATCATTAGCTAAAACAGTAGAACCAACAGTGCAAACCTTTCTGAGTTCTGTGATCCCATCCCCATTAAAGTCTGTTTTTAGAAATGATTCATACAACCAATAAGTCCGTAATCCATCTTCTCCATAACTAGCATCTCCCCATCCTTCCCAGTAGGTTGCAGACTTATCAAACTGATAACGCTCAAGTCTTTCAGCAGAAAAAGCAGTCATATCTTCTCCACCGCCGCCTAAATCTCCGGGTTCTAAATCTTCATCTGGATACATTTCCCGCAATTCTGATAGAGTCTTTAATACACGATGACAAACAAATCTTGCATCCTGTATATCTTTGGCTTCTCTACTTATAAGGAACTCAGATGGAGGAACATTCTCTATTTTAATTCTTCCGGTATAAGAAGTTCTTTTTATAACTACATCGTGATATAGTTCTTCACCTTCCAAATATTCACTATGTTCTAAAACTTCCACATCTTCTGGCATTAATAATGACTGAAGGCCCACCTCATCCAGTCCATTATATTCCTCTCTATCACTTTCTTCATAGTCTTCCCACCAGACTTTGACGATTCCATTCTTTGAAAGAAGAGCGTCAGTGAACCATGAATACAAAATCTCCCAGCCCGGATTGTCTTTTGTAAAAACGTAATTAACGTAATCTGTAGCCTGTTCTGCCATCTTTACGTCTTCCGGGCCGTGAGGAGTAAATTTAACCATTTCATCGCCAGATGCAAATACTCTCATCAAGGATGGTTTAATCCATTCAATAGTATCCTGTACTGTAGAATCAACAAATTGACTTCTTCCATCCACTTCATTCCCAAAGGGTAAGCCATAATAATACTGCATAGCTTTCTCTCTTTGGGTTGATATGGTGTCACCCATATAACCTAAAGATTCGGTAATTTCTCCCCGAATTCTGGTTACTAGATCTTCTTCAGTAATTTTTTCTTTTGCCATTAGTAGTATATTTTTCTAAGTCTGTCGTACCATTTAGGAAAGTCTGGCATAACAAAATCATCTCTCCCCCATTTGTCTGCCTGAATAAATTCAAACTGAGCAGTCATGTTAAATTTTGCGCGAACAAGATCTTCCAACCTTTTCATATCTGATTGTATATCATATATACTAAGAGGTGGACTTTCTTGGTCTTCTAAAAATGCTAGATATTGCGCCGCAATTTCTTCATAGTTGCTATGTTTTAAAAGAACGGATTCCGATTCCTTTATCATAGCCTTTCGCCAATCTTGAAACTTTCTGCCCTGACCACCGGCAAAACCAGATGGAGCGCCTACCTCTTCCCTTACATATTCAAATAGTTTATTTACGTCATGCTCTGGAAGGGAAATAGTATCCGCGTACATATGTTGGTCAGTCAAATATAAATTTCTTTCCTTTGGTGGGGCAAATGCTTTTTCCATAGGCTCTATTACACTATGGTCGTCTTCCCCTTTTTCCAGCATCAGTTTCTTGCCTCTTCCTTTTTCATCTGTCCATAAGCCGCTTGACGTTCCCTTCTTATGCGGTCCTGGCTCACGCTCTAATAGAGAAATATATTCGGCTGTACTATTAATACTGTCCAATGCCTGTGTAGCCAAATTAGCAGACTCTTCCCTCCCCTCTGGAGTTGACATATCAATAGACTGTTGCTGTTCATACAGAAGGTCTGTTACATGATTGTATGCTTCACGCACTTCCTGATAGGCATTCATCTTATCAGAATACAAAATCTTCTTTTGTTTGGTCAGTGGGTCTTGATATTCTGGAGCAGTAAACCCCCACTCCTTCATCCCTTTCATATAATTCCTGAAGGGATCTCCCAATTGACGGTTTAACTTATCAGTTCTGAACTTAGCCTGTTCAAGTAAATAAGATCTTACTTCAGGTGGCGTCATGGACTGCATCATGCGCCAATTTTCCATGGTTCCTCGGTCGTAGTATTCTTCCCTACCAAGATGGCCGGTTTCTATTCCTGTTGGTTTATGTATTATAGAAAGTTCCTGACCCTCTGGCTGCACAACAGATTCTCTTTTCCACTCTGTTAAACGTTTTTGCCCAGATGAAGTGAGATTACCATCTGCATCAAAATGCTCTGGCTCAAACCCTATGGAATATAATCCACTTTGGGATAGATCATCCAGTTTAAAATAACTCCCCTCTTTAGCGGATACTTGCTCTACTGGAAGTTTAGGAACATATGGCCACCCTAAGAATTCTCTTAGCCCCTCTTCACCCTTATTCTGGCGCACATCAAGAAGTTTTTTCGCCTTTCTGAATGCCTCTTCCGCCTTATGCCTCTTGGTTAGTTTTAAACCCCTTTCTGAAGCGGTTCTTAAATATTCTTCTGTATGGGGTTTGGTTTTGTTAAGTGCCTCTAAGGTGTTTTGATAATCTTCCTGTAGCTTCTCTAATGAAAATACTCTTGGGTCAAGGTCTGAAACCTGCACCCTTTCTGCTGACTCAGCTTGTAATTGTTGTTTCACTGCCGCGTCTTTGGCAAGGGTTGCATCCATGTTTGCTCCTATTTCATCATGGATACCTTCAATAATAGTTTCTAAAATTGGCCCCTCTATAGGTTTTCCCATCCAAGTTAAATTGCCAGTTTCTACAAGAACCCTGTTTGTAGTTTTAAGTTCCGCTAATATATCTTGACCACCCTTAGTTAATCCTTCTATAACTTCAAAATGATCCCATTTAGCTTCATTACCTTTTTCAGCTAATTCTGCTCCCGCCTTATCAAACTGATATTCTGGGTGTCGATGTACCCTTCTCCACTTAAATGCACTCCCTCCATAATCCGGCATCCCACCCGATCTTGCAGACCATTCAGCTAAAGCTGCATCGGACTTACTTCTCCAGTCAAACATTTGTCTAGGAACCTGTTCATGGGGGTCAATAATCCCTTTAGGTATTGTTTCACTTAGCCCTTTTTGTTCATTCCAAGCTTTATCAGGCTCAAATGATTTCTCTTTTATGGAGTCAAAATAATCCTCTAAAGCAACCACCTTCGCCTCAAACTCTTCAACCATATTAGTTAAAGGGTTTTGGGTTACAAGAGCAGTTTCGGGAGCAACTAATTCCCCACCCGGAGGAACTAACATCTGGCTCTGTCTTGCCTCTAATTCTTTAAGGCGTTTTGCTTTTGCTAAATCCTGTAGTTGCCTTTGCTGTTCCGCTCTAGTTGGCCTTCCCTTTCTGCCCTGTCCTTTTCCATAAAGTCTTCCTCCCCCACCTTTACCGCCCATCATCATAGTCACCAAAGACTCCATACCCGGCTGAAGAGTTCCAGCCTCAACAGCCATCTCAGGAGTGTTGAAAATATTTGCTATATTTTCTGATAAGCCGGATACAGCTTGAGATGCCGCGCTACTTGCGTCTTTAATTACGGGAAGCAATGGAAATGCTTGCCATGCAGCCTGTGGTAAAGCGCCAATTGTATGAGATACTACATCCTCATATGGGTCCATGCCCCGCTCTTCTCTCTCTTGAAAACTTATAGGGTATTCCAGCATACCCGGTATCTGTTTTAGATTCTGTACATATTTCCCAGGTAAGGAAGCCGCATATGGTAAAGGATTTCTTAGCCTTAATTCCCTTTCTTCCGGGGGAATAAATTGCTCATATAGTAGACCGGGAATACCTCCAATCAAAGAAGCCATCAGATAATCCCATAGTTTTTGTATTCAAGATCACCTGTCCATGTTTTATCTTCCCCAGAAACCGCATATCTAGAGGACATGACCGAATATCGAGTAGCCGACATCAGGTCATCAAACAATGGTACAATTTTTCCTTCCTTCCGATGATACATTCTGAATTCTTCCCACCATTCATTTAATGTTGTAAAAACATGGAACTTACCGTTCTCCATTCTCTGAAGAAGATCCATAATTCCTACTTCAATAGAATTTCCGCCTTTCTTCTGTCCAATAGCGGGTGGATTCTCAAAATGAAACGGAAGCATATTACAACCCATATTGCGGTACTGTTCCGCCAATCCGGGATTCCCCATTGAATCTTTACGATGTCCATCATGCGGCCACGCTATCGGAATAAATCCCGGCCTACTCCTGATCGCGGCGGCATGAACAGAGGGTGCTGCTTTGGATTGGCGATAACAGTCATATACATAAATCTCGTCTTCTTCTCTGTCCCACGCACACCAGACAATTGCTGTTGGGTGGTCAAAGCCAAAATCTATCCCGCATATTCTAGGCCAATGTTTTGGTAAGCTAAATGGATCTATACTTATCTTATCTTCCATTATTGGGAAAACCAATCCTGATCCAATTGATGGTCTTCCATATCTTCTCATCTCTCTCTCATGTGGAGAGTAAGAGGCAAGAATCTGCTCCATTACGGCTTCATTTAAATGTCCGTTTTGATTATTTACTACACTCTTTACTTTCTCTGAAGCGTCATCCCATGTGGCATTGTTTAAACTTTGCCCGGATTGTAAGTTATTTACAAAAGACGCAACCGTCTGGGTCATTCCCTGTTCTGGGGTAAAGGTCATATAAACCATCCCCCTCCTGTCAAGGGTTCTGGTTACTGCTTGGGAGTAAATATCTCTAGAAGGTTCCTCGTCCAGCCATATACAGTCTACTGATCTCCCCTGCCATTTCTCAACCCCCATTTCATAAGCCTTAAAGAACAAAGAAGAGTTGCCGCCGGTAACGTGCTTTATGAGGGCAACACTCTTAGCGTTAGGAACACCGGGCTTCCTCTCCGTTTTAATAATACAACTCTTAGGGATGGTTCCAGAACCGAACGCTTCTGGGTCATCAGGTGAGCCTAAAAGCTCATATTGAACAATATCTCTAGTAGTCTCATTGGAAACACCCCCCGCCCACGCAATTATGGGTTGACGAAATCTCCGTCCCTTCCACCACTTTGGATATAAGCCCGTTAAATGAAAGGCTAATTCCGCCGAACCACAGTAACTTTTTCCAATTCTGTTAGCCGCCATGAGTAGGCGTTGGTTGGCGCTTGCTCCTGTAGAATGAAATGCCTCCTGATAAGGATAAGGATCATAGTAATCAATTTTATTAAAGCGTTCTCTTTGCCTTAATTCCTTGGCTACTGTAACAGCTTTCTCAAGATCGGCTCTTGAATGTGTTTGCATTATCTATACTGGTTTAAAAGACCCTTTATCATAGGATAGGC